CGCAGTACTTTTTGTTCTACAATGGATGTGCCATATACCAAATTTTTCTCTACTAAACCGAGCAACTGCTCAGATGTAGCATTTGCAGCTAAAGGGCTCAAAGGTAATTCACGCACACTAACAGATGCCCATATATTCTCTTCCGAATCTCGTTGTTCAACTTCTTCTCGGGTCTTCGGTTCAAGAGAACCCTGTGGATTAATCTTACGCCAAGCTTTATACACACCAGCTATACCATATAAAGCACCAACAATAGCACAAGCTTTGCAAATAGTACTTACATGCTTGTCCCTCCATTCCTTCAAAATGGGTGCAATGGTGTTACGCTTTAGCAATTCATTAGTATACGCATCTTTTACAACACCAACCATGGATTTCTGTACAGTCAAACCAATGCCAGTCAAAAAAGAACCTAGCATTATTTTAGGATATTGTGGTAATTTGCGACAATAAAACATAGTGCCACATATACCACCCCATAGTACAAATGTGCGTTTGATGTACAATGACTTAAGACGATCACGATTACAAACCATGATACCGTCCACGAATCTTTTGTTTGAAAGCCATGGTGTAGGGATCAAATACATCCAATCCCAGTATTTCGCAAAATAGCGAGCAGAAAACAATATTGCCATCGTCGATATACCTTCAGCAGCCTTATCAAATCCAAACAGATCACGTTTGATCCGCCCAGAAATTATACTACCAGCTTTACTAATGGAATCGACAATCTCCTCGCCAAATTGTTTTTCCATACAATCTTTGTGAACATCACACCAACCATGTATTTGACGACACCCGTCAACGCCACAAATTCTAATCTCTTGGCGTTTCTTGATCCTCTCAAGAATATTTTCCTGTGCCGAAGTATGTGCATGATAATCTTCAATCAAAAATTGCACTGCTTCACGAAAAGAAATCTTCTCAAGTTTCTTGCCGTTGTGTTCGATAGGGGCATAACCAGCTCCAACCGATAACTTGGAAGGGCAAACAGCTTTCTCAAGCGTTAATTCCCAAATGTCGTCGAATGCCAAATCCGGTTTATCACGGTTAAATGCAGCAACTTTTGCCGGATCAATACCCTGAGGTCGTCCCTCAATTGTATATTGAAATTCCTTCTTTGCTTCAACCGTAATGACCACATGCATACGACGCTGTATGGAATAAGGGCAATTTGAATACGTGCGGGCATCCAAATCTTTGACGTTTGTGGTGACTACACAAAGTTCAGGTTCAACAAAAACCTTACCTTTGCTGTCTAAATCAGCCATGTTTGCATAAAAAGGTTGATTATTACAAACGTCGATGATGACACGCGTTGGCGGTCTTTCGACAAAATTGCTTTTATCATTCGCCATGTCATCTATGAGCAAAACCAATTTGTCCGTTGTCCAAGTGGACATGAACTTATCGGAAGCATTATACGACGCTTGATACTCCTTGCCAGTCGGAAGACCAGCAGATGTTAAAAGTGCCTGTATAATTTGCTCACCAAAGGTAGTCTTTCCTTGACTACTAGCTCCAAATAATTCAATACAATATGGAGATTTGCGAACACCTGAACTAATTTTCATCGTAATATAATCGTTCTTGATTTTCAACAGTTTCATAAACTTATCCTGTAAAAGTCTCTTTTCGAAAGACTTAAAAGTTCCTATTAAATTACGTAATTTCGTC